GTCCACCACTACACTGTGTTTTCCTCGATGAAGCCCAAGATCTAAGTCCTCTGCAATGGGATATGTTTTTTTACATAGAGAGTAAGTGTGCTCGTTCGTACATTGCAGGGGATGATGATCAAACTATTTATACATTTCAAGGGGCTTCACCAAAAATATTTATAGACTTAAAAGGAGAGTTTGATCCGCAGATACAATCACGTAGAGTTCCAAGATCTGTGCATAGATTAGCAACAACTATCTTTCCACACATGTCTCAACGTCTTGATAAAAAATGGGAACCAAGAGATGCTGAAGGATCTGTAAGTATGAATGCAAACTTTGAAGAATTACCCATGCATCAAAGTAACTGGATGATATTGACTAGAACAAATAAAATGTTAGAAAGATTACGTGAGTATTTATACAGCATGAATTACAGATTTGAAGCGAAAGCACAAGAGTTACTTCCTAAAAAAATGTTAAATGCATATAGAGTTTGGCAACGTTTGCATCAAGGTGCTGTTGTAAGTAAAGAAGATGTAAAAGATTTATGGGACTTCTTAACGGTAAAACAAGGACATCTTGTTAGAGGTTTCGCTGGTGGTAAGACACTAGAAAGTATAACCGCGATAGATTTAGATGGACTAAAATCTGAACACGGGTTGCGAGCGACGGGGAGCTGGGAGACACTAAACTTTCCAGAAGATAGTAAACTATATATAAAAAAATTATTAGAGTCAGGTGATGATTTAATGAAACCTGCAAGAATAAAATTATCTACAATACATGGTGTCAAAGGAGAAGAATGTGATAATGTAGTTCTCTTTACTGACATAGAAAGAATAATATACGAGTCAGCAAAAAGAGATCCTGATCCAGAACATCGTTTATTTTTTGTAGGTATAACTAGAACCAAAGAAAACTTATTCGTATGCACACAGCACTACGAGTATCAATACAACATAGGAGCACCAATAATATGACAAATAAAGACGAACTGACAAGAGCGTTTCCACAATCTAGGCAGGTTGGAGGAAGTCACTACAAGGATTTTCACATTCAACCGTATGAGTTTATTTCTAAAAATAATCTCTCATTCTTTCAAGGATGCGTTGTGAAATATGTCTGTAGATATTTATCTAAAAATAAGATAGAAGACTTAGAGAAGATCATTCATTATTGTGAATTAGAGATTCTTAAATTAAAAGATAAAAAGAAATAATGTTTACAGTTCAAACCGAATGGGATTGTCCAGATAGTTTTCCTGATTTGTCAGGAGAAAAATATATTGCAATCGACTTAGAAACAAAAGACCCAGATTTAAAAGCAAAAGGTTCTGGTGCCATACAAGGTAGGGGTGAGATAGTGGGTATCGCTGTAGCTGTAGAAGGATGGAAAGGTTATTATCCAATAGCACATGAAGGCGGTGGTAACTTAGATAGAAGAATAGTTTTAGAATGGTTTAAAAAAGTTTGTGCAACAGATTCTTACAAGATATTCCATAATGCAATGTACGATGTGTGTTGGATTAAATCTTATGGTATACCGATAAACGGACACATTATGGATACCATGTTGATGGCATCTTTGATCGATGAAAACAGATTATGGTACACATTAAATAGTATATCGTTTGATTATTTAAGAGAAGTAAAAGATGAAAAGGCTTTGAACGAAGCTGCAGAATCATGGGGTATAGATCCAAAAAAAGAATTATATAAACTACCTGCGATGTATGTAGGTAATTATGCAGAGCAAGATGCTAGACTTACATTAGAATTATTTAAATCGTTATCAAGAGAGATACAAAAGAAAAATCTTGTAGAGATATTTGATTTAGAAACTCAGTTATTTCCGTGTTTGATAGATATGAAATTTAAAGGGGTTTGTGTCGACCTCGAACGTGCTCATAAGCTGAAGCAGCAGTTAAGTAAACAGGAAGAGCAATACCTATTAGAAGTAAAAAAACAAACAGGAATAGATGTTCAAATATGGGCAGCAAGAAGTATTGCCAAAGTTTTTGACCACCTGTCTTTACCTTACGCCAAAACCGAGAAAACCGAGTCACCTTCATTTACAAAAAATTTCCTTTCAACACATGAACATCCTTTAATTAAGAATATAGCAAAAGCTAGAGAGATAAACAAGGCACACACAACTTTCATAGATACCATATTAAAACATCAATATAGGGGCAGAATACACGCAGATATTAATCCAATACGATCAGATCAGGGTGGTACGGTTACAGGTAGATTTAGTTATTCAAATCCAAATTTACAACAAATACCAGCAAGAAACAAAGATTTGGGTCCTATGATTCGTTCTTTGTTTTTACCAGAAAAAGATCACAAGTGGGGTTGTTTTGATTATAGTCAACAAGAACCAAGACTTGTTGTGCACTATGCAGCAGAGACACAACCTATTTGTTATGATGAATCAGTAAGAAATATTGTAGAAAAATTTAAAGATGACAAAGTAGACTTTCACCAAACTGTTGCTGATATGGCCAATATATCTAGGACACAAGCCAAAACAATTAATCTTGGTTTGTTTTATGGTATGGGTAAAACAAAGTTACAGGCAGAATTAGGATTAAGTAAAAAAGAAGATGCAGAAAATTTATTTAATCAATACCACGAGAATGTCCCTTTTGTCAGAGATTTAATGAACTATACGTCTAATCAAGCCCAACAATCTGGATCAATAGGAACTTTATTGGGACGTAGATGTAGATTTACAAAGTGGGAACCAAATAAATTTGGTATGCATAAACCAATGGAGTTTGAAGAAGCAGAAAGAACTTATGGTAGAGGTAGAATACGTAGAGCATTTACATACAAAGCACTTAACAAATTAATACAAGGATCTGCAGCTGATATGACAAAGAAAGCTATGTTAGATTTATACAAAGAAGGTATAATACCTCACATACAAATACACGATGAACTTGATATTTCTGTTAAGTCTGATGAAGAGGCAAAAAGAATAATTGAAATTATGGAAAATGCTGTTAGTCTTGCGGTTCCCAACAAAGTTGATTATGAATCAGGCAAGACTTGGGGCGATATTTATGGATAACTATGGCTTATTTGAACGCAAACATTCCTGTAGAGTATGCACAAATCAAAAGAGAGTATCTTTATGATCTTAAGAAACATCATGGAGAAGTTGAAGATTGTATTATCTTTGGTATTAGCGCTATTACAGGTCGTAGTATTTTATTTCACGCTATTATGGAAAATGGTGCTGTCTTTTATAGACTACCTATCTCAGCGTTTATTCAACGTGGATTTAAAGCTGAGGATGTTCCTAGGCGTAGACTTGATGAGCTTCAGCTCTGGAATTGTTTTAGTTATTATCCTTCTGTTGTTTCTTGGGATATCCTAGATGGACAAGCAGGAAAATACATAGGAAAAGACAAAAAATGGCATCCTGGAAAGTATCTATTTACGGTTGACTTTGCTCACCCTGAAAGTAATATATTAGACACGGACCATTCAGAAGTTCCGCACGAGCATAAATGTGCTCACATCATAGCTCTCGATGACGGGAACTATGCAGCACAGCCAAACAATAGATGTATTTGGGATATACCTTCGTTTACAGTTAAAGATAATATTCCAGATTGGAAAGTGCAAACATCTGAATGGAATGTAGAGAACACTAGTCAATGGAAAACAGAAGATACTGATAAGTTCTTCTATGAAATTGAGGAGAAAAAACATGATGAGTAAATGTAAAGCAATTTGTTGCAAAGTTTGGGACAAAATTAAAGCTGCATGGGAATGGATTGTGTCAAGATTCAACAGGTAATTTATGGCCCTAAAAATTTCTGAATCCGCTGCCGTGCAAATGCCGATGAAGACGGTTGCTAGTTTGATCGCAATAATTGCGATTGGAACTTGGGCTTACTTTGGCATTCATGAAAAATTAAATCAACACTCTACAAAGATAGAGTTAATGCAAAAAGACTTAGACCAAAACTCAGAGTTTAGAATTAAGTATCCAAGAGGTGAGTTAGGTCAATCAGCTGGAGA